GATCTACACTCGACTAGTCGTCGGCAGCGTCAGATGTGTATAAGAGACAGGAATAATTTTAAAAATATTTACACATTGATTGATGTTGAAAACGAACTCGTAAAGATGTCTAAGTATTTTGAGCTGCACCCCGACAGCAGAAAAACACTTGATGATATCGAGAATTATATAAACCGTTGGTTATTAAAGAGGAGTGATGAAGTTGACAGCATACGAAAGAATAATTCAAAAGTACCTGCCAAAAAACGGAGCACAGGAGCGTTTAACACAGGCGAGGTTGTACTCTGAGCTTACGGCAGAGGAAAAGGCACAGCGAGAGGCGGATATTTTTAATGCGCAAACAGGCAGGCTGACAGGCTATGACTGCGATAAATGCAAAAACAAGGGTACGATATACAGCACAGTAAAAAGGGATTTTTGCGGTACAGAAACCTTTGAGGTGGTTAGCCGACCCTGCGAGTGCTTAAAGGTGAGAGCAGAGCTTAAGAGAATTAAGAAAAGCGGACTTGCAAGGCTGATTGAAAGGTACAATTTCGGAACATATATTGTCAAGAGCGAATGGCAGGCTTACATAAAGAAATGTGCCGAGGATTTCGCAAACAATCCTGTAGATTGGTTTTACATCGGCGGCCAGTCGGGCTGCGGTAAAACGCATATTTGCACCGCAATAATCGGTTCGCTGTTAAAGCAGGGCAGATCCGCAAGGTATATGCTTTGGGGCGATGACATAACGGCTATTAAGCAAGCAGTAACAAACGCTGAGCAGTACGAAAAACTTATGAGCAATGTAAAAAATGCCGGTGTGCTGTATATTGACGATTTTTTCAAAACACGCAGCGGCGAGGGAATAAGCAACGCCGATGTGAATACAACCTTTAAAATCATAAACCACCGCTACAATGAGCAGCTGCCAACAGTGATAAGCTCCGAACTTTCCATAAACGAAATTGCGGCAATTGACGAGGCATTAGGCAGCCGCATAGCCGAAATGACAAGAACGCATAAGATTTACATTTCAAAGGATAAAAGCAAAAATCAGAGGTTTTACTATGGATAAATCAGTAACAGAATTTTTTATGAAAATGGAAAAAGTGCCGACTGTAACAGCTCAGGAACGCAGAGTAAGGACCGTTAAGGGCAAGCCGGTATTTTACGATTCACCGAGAATAAAATCGGCTAAGGCTTTACTTGTGGCTCATCTAAAACAGCATAGACCGCTAAAGCCGTATGATAGTGGTGTAAGGCTGAGGGTAAGCTGGCTTTTTCCAAAAGGCAGACACAAAGACGGTGAGTATCGTATTACAAAACCCGACACAGATAACCTGCAAAAAATGCTCAAGGACTGTATGACGCTCTGCGGATTTTGGACAGATGACGCACTTGTGGCAAGCGAGATATGCGAAAAGCTTTGGGCAGATGTGCCGGGCATTTACATAAGGATTGAACAGTTATGAACATCTCGCAGGTTAAACGCAGTCTTGGGCGAAAGGTGCTTTACAACGGCGCAAAATACATTCTGACAGGCTGTATCATCAGACGAGGCATAACAGGAAAGTTTTATTATCAGGCTGAAATAAAGGATTTAAACGCTAATTCTGCATTGTTGTATTGCAGACTTGAAGATTTGGAGGTGATAACTTGACCGCAAAAGAAATCAAAGACATAAACCGAGAAATTACGAGGTTAAAAGCTAAGATTGCACGCATAGCCGCCGAGGCTGACAATACATCGCCTAAGCTGTCGGATTTACCGAGTGCAGGTCAAACATCTGACAAAGTCGGCAATGCGGTGGTGCAGATTGCAGATATTCAGAGAGAGATACAAAATCTTGAAATCCGCCGAAACGCAGCACTCAACAGCCTCTCCCGTGACGATTTTGTGGAGAACTGCTTATTTATGCACCTTAGCCTGCGATACAGCTGGGCGAAGATAGCAGTTGATACAGGCGGAATAAATACAGCGGATAACATAAGAATTATGTGCAACCGCCACCGTTGGTAAAAGTTGTTCGGTTTTTTGGTAAAAGTTGTTCGGTTTTTCGGTTTAGGTGCAGTATAATATAAAATGAAGAAGCCAACAACAAGAGATATTTTGTAGTTAATTTTCAAGACAACGGCAGACCGCTCTCACTTGAGGGCGGTTTTGCTGTATCGAAAAATCGAAAGGGCGGTGATACCGTGAAAGACAAATTAAATGCAAGACAGAGGAAGTTTGCGGAATATTATGCGCAGAGCGGTAACACCGTTCAGAGTGCGATACAGGCAGGATATTCAGAAAATTACGCAAACGCAAGAGCGTATGAATTGTTGGAGAATGTTGGAGTTTCAAAATACATCAAAGAGTTATCCGACAAGCTCAAAGATGAACGCATTATGAGTGCTAAGGACAGACAGGTTGCTCTCTCTGACATTGCAAAGAGTGCCGAGCAGGACCCGTCAGACCGTATTCGTGCGATTGATACACTCAACAAAATGACTGGTGAATACATTGTCAAGGTTGACGCAAAGGTTGAGCAATCCGAAAAGCTCTCTGATGTGTTCAGACAGTTAGGCGGTGAGGGGCTTGACGAATAAGATACAAAATAAGTTGGAGGTTACAACTATGAAAGAGATATTCAAGAAAGTTACATTAAAGGGTTTTGAAAGATACTCGGTAAGCAATTACGGAAATGTTCGCAACAATATTTCAGGTAATGTTCTGAGTAAGCGTAAGGCAAGCAACGGCTATCTGAGAGTTAATTTACGAACGGGTACTGTGCCATATGAAAAACCTACAGTTGTTCACGTTCATAGACTTGTTGCAGAAGCTTTTCTTCCGCCTATTGAGGGCAAACCATATGTTAATCATATTGACGGAAACAAAGAAAACAATGTTGTTGATAATCTTGAATGGTGCACGCCGCAAGAGAATAGTGAACACGCATATAGAACTAAGGCTGATTATCGAGAAGAATGTAAAGTCAACATTGTCAAAGCACAAAATCGTTGTAAGAAGAAGCTGAAAATGATCGTTAACGGCAAAGTTCAATGTGTTTTTGGTTCTAAATCAGAAGCCGCCAAAAAGCTAGGGGTAAATGAAAAGACGATATACAACTATCTTCACGGAGCAACAAAGCCTATTGGTTATGAGCTTTTGGAGGTGATGTAAATGCCTTTGAGTAAATTCCCATTGTCACAAAAATATATAGATTTTATCAACAGCGTAAACAATGTAAGTGCGGATTTTCTTGAGGGTACTTAACTACCGCATCGGGCAAGACAACGGTCGGTGCCGGTGTAAAGTTTATGCGAATGGTGTCGCAAAGTTCCAAAAAGATACATGCCATTGCCGCCAAGACAACCGGCAAGGCGGAGGAAACTATCATTCAGCAGGATAACGGTATTCTCGACCTGCACCGTAACGCAGTTTACTGTGGCAACGGCGACAAGGACTACAAGCTCCCGCATATCAAGTTTGAGGGCAAAATTATCTATATTCTCGGCTACAGCAGTCGAGATAAATGGGAAATGGTACTCGGTGCACAATTTGGCTGTGTGTATATTGATGAGATAAACACCGCCGATATTGAGTTTATCCGAGAGATGTCAACCCGAAATGACTATTTGCTTGCAACGCTTAACCCCGATGACCCGTCTTTGCCTGTTTACAAGGAATTTGTGAACCGTTCAAGACCGTTTAAGAAATATGCAAAAGATGTTCCGCCCGAGATTATGACGGAGCTTAACGAAGAACCTGTGCCGGATTGGCGGTATTGGTTCTTTTCTTTTACCGATAATTTAAGCCTTACACCCGAACAGGTTGAAAAGAAAAAAGCCTCTGCTCCAAAAGGAACAAAGCTTTATAAAAACAAAATCTTAGGATTGCGAGGCAGGGCAACAGGGCTTGTATTCTCAAACTTTGAGAGGGCAAGGCACATAAAAACAAAAGAATGGGCAAAGCGGTTTTTAAACTCCGACCGCAAAAGCGAGCATTTTATTCAGTTTACGGCAGGACTTGACACCGCATATTCGCAGAAGTCACCCGACACAATCGCAATGACCTTTTTCGGTATTACAAACAAGGGCAAGTGTATTCAGCTTGACGAGAGGGTGTATAACAATGCCGAACTTCAAACTCCGATTGCTCCGAGTGATACGGTACGAAATTTCATTGATTTTCTTGACCGCAACCGAGAGGAGTGGGGCTTTGCGAGAACTGCTTTTATTGATAATGCGGACCAAGCAACGATTACAGAATATCAAAAGTACAAGCGACAGCACGGCTGCATTTATGACTTCGCAAATGCCTGGAAGAAAACCAAGATTATTGACAGAATTAACCTTGTGCTTGGCTGGCTTGCCACTGACTGTTATTTTGTTCTTGAACATTGTAAAAACACGATTGCCGAGTTTGAGATTTACAGCTGGCGAGAGGATAAAGACAACACACCCGAGGACGGCCACGACCATTGTATAAACAGTGGACAGTATGCGTGGCTGCCGTTTAAAAATATTATTGGAAAAATATTATTGGAAGTGAAATAAATGGGGCTGATAAACAGAATGGCTGATACAATAAGAACAGGATTAAGAAATTTTTTACATATCACTAAAGCGCCCGACAGAACGATAACCGTTGACGAAACGAGCAATCATCAAACTGAATGCTTTACCAACCGCATTTGGTATTGGGGCAACAGCAGACAGCTTTCACAGCTTTACACACAGCTTGACAGCGACAAAACACGCTTTTGGTCTGCCGAGTGTACCAAAGGGCTGAAAATACGAAAAATCCACACAGGCTTGCCCGCTCTCATTTGCGATACACTCGCTAATATTGTGATTGCAGACTACAACGGTACAGAGGTTACAAGCAAAAATACGACAGCTTATGCCGAACGGTGGGCGGAGATAGAGAAAGAAAACAAACTCGCAGGTGTAATAAAGCAAATGCTCCTTGACCTATGTGTTGTCGGTGACGGTGCTTTTAAGGTCAGCTTTGACACGGCTGTATCAGATGTTCCGATTGTTGAATGGTATCCTGCCGAAAACATCGACTTTACTTATGTGCGCGGCAGAATCAGAGAGGTTAAGTTTTATACAGATTACACGCAAAATCACCGACATTTCCGTTTTGAGGAAACATACGGTTACGGCTATATTCGTTATGCTTTGTATGATGATAACGGCAGAGAGGTCGATTTACACACAGTTAAGGCACTTGATTGGATAGACAGCAACGGTGTGACCTTTGACACATCGTATATGTGGGCAGTACCGGTTATTTACGGCAAATCGTGCCACAAGGGCAGAGGTGCGGGCATTATCGGAGCAAAGGCAGACGCTTTCGACAGCCTTGATGAAGTGTGGTCGCAGTGGATGGACGCTTTAAGAGCCTGCCGAACAAAGCAGTATGTGCCTGAATGTCTTATCCCTCGAAATCCAGAAACCTGTCAGCCGATATCGCCAAATTCCTTTGACAACCGATTTATTGCAGTAGGAAACGATATGTCGGAAAACGGCAACGGCAACAGAATTTACACCGAAAGTCCGCAGATTCAGCACGAAAGCTATTTAAGCTCATACATCACCGCACTTGACCTTTGTTTACAAGGTGTTATATCTCCGTCAACGCTCGGTATTGATACAAAAAAACTCGATAATGCCGAGGCACAGCGAGAAAAAGAGAAAACAACTCTGTATACAAGACAGAACCTTGTTGAGCTCACCGAGAACGCTATGCAGAGCCTTGTTGAAGTTGTACTCAATGCTGACAGCGAGCTTAACGGCAAGGGCATTGTTGACGGAATAGAGGTATCCGTAAACTTCGGCGAATATGCGAACCCGAGCTTTGAAAGTCAGGTTGAAACCGTGTCAAAAGCAAGACAGGGCGGTTTGATGTCTGTTGAAACCTCTGTTGAAGAATTGTACGGTGACAGCAAATCGGACGATTGGAAAGCCGAAGAGGTACAGCGCATTAAAGAAGAACAGGGCATTGCAAGTGAGGACGAAACCTCATCATTCGATGATTTGGCAGGATTGACAGATGAGTGATTACGATATCGGAAAAGCCTTTGAAGAAATCGAAAATGAACTTATTGACAGTATGATGCGCAATTTCAGCCGTCACAGGGCGGAAGAAGAAAAAGAGGGCTATAATTGGACCCAATGGCAGGCAGAACAATTAAAGGCGCTTGAGGAGTACCGCAAAACGAACGCCCAAAAATTTGGCAAGCAGTTCAAGAGCATTAACAGCAAGGTTGAAGAAATGATACACACCGCAAGAGCCGACGGCAACGCAGAACAGGAAGTGAAAATCCTCGAGGCTATTAAGAACGGCTTTACACCGCATATGCCCACAGGAGCAAGCACAGGCGAGTTTTATAAGGTCAATAACCGTAAGCTCAATGCTCTTGTAAAATCGACCACAGACGATTTGAAGAGGGCAGAAACGGCAGTCCTGCGTATGAGCAATGACAAGTACCGCAAGGCGATTTTTAACGCTCAAGTCTATGCAAACACAGGAGCAGGCACTTACGAAAAGGCGGTTGATATGGCTTGTAAGGATATGCTAAACGCAGGACTGAATTGTGTGGAGTACAAGAACGGTGCAAGGCACACGCTTTCAGACTATGCGGATATGGCAATCAAGACGGCGAACAAGAGAGCATATCTAAGAGGTGAGGGCGAAGAAAGAGCGAAGTACGGGCTTTCACTTGTTGTGGTGAACTCAAGGCAGGGCGGCTGCCCTGATTGTGCAAAATATATCGGCAAGGTGTTTATTGATGATGTGTATTCAAACGGCAAAAAATCGGACGGCGATTATCCGCTGCTTTCAACCGCCATAGCGGAGGGACTTTTCCACCCTCGCTGTAAGGACAGCACAAGCACCCACTACCCAGAACTTGACGATTTGAGCGGACCTCTCACCGATGACGAGCTTGCAGAGCTTGACCGCCAAAGAGGACTTGAAGTACAGCAACAGCACGCAGAAAAGCAAGCCGAACGCTTTGACCGCAGGGCAAAATACAGCCTTGATGAGGACAACAAGAAGTTTGCTAAAGCAAGAGCAGACGAGTGGCACGATAGGGCGGATAAGTTGGCGGAAAAAACAAGAGATTTTACTATCGACGACAGTAAGCAGAAATATTATAAATCTGTAGTTGACGGAGGTGAAGAAAAAGACTTTAACAGAAAAAACAGCGGTAAAAAAATTACAGTAAAAGCACATAAGACCACGGGCAGTAATGATATTTATTTATCAGATAAAGTAAAACTGAAACGCAAGCAATTCCATAAGTTTGATAAGAATGTTACAAAGATTTATGAAATGCTCGGTCAGAGCAAATCTGAAAATAAACCTGCTATTTGCATATTATCCCCCGAAGAAATGGGCAAAAATGCAGTTGCAACTTACATACCGACTGATAATGTTTTAACTGTAAATTCAGCTTATTTTATAACTAAGAATTTAGCCGAATTGCAGAAATCGTTTGCTTGTTCTGACAGTGAATTGAGTTCGGTACTTCATGAGCTTATCCATTGGCAAGATGCCGAGAAATACAGACAAAAATTCGGTAAAATTACCGATTATAACGCATATTGCGATTATCTTAATAAAATTTATGCTCCAAAGGTTGAAAAATTGATAAGAAGCGGTTATAATATAAGTGATATAAGCGAGTATGCTTTTGACTGTTTAAGAGATAAAGTTATGGATGAAGTTTATGATGAGTATAGAGTTAAGCAACTTTTAGGGGGTTGATACAATGAGATTAATGCAAACAGAAGAACAGAAATCTCTTTGGGATATGTTTAAACCGTATCTTGTGGTAAATGGTTTAGACGTAACTTTGCGTGAAGATGCTCCCCAAGAAGTAAAAGATGCCGAAGCGCTTTATAATAAACTTAGGGAGAAAGAAAAAAAGCAATTTCTTGAAGATAATGGCATAATTTAACCGCTCCGTAACAAGAGAGGGTTTGTTATACTAAAAATTCAATAACCAATTAAAGCACTTAATCAATCGGATTGAGTGCTTTTTTTATGCGAAAGGAAATGTGAAATGACTAATGAAGAATTTTTGAAACTTGCAAAAAGGACAGTAAAAGACTATACAACAGAACATCTTGATAAATCAGACGGCGAAGTCGACTTTTGCGTATACGTTGTTTGGTCTTGTAAAACACTGCAAAACAGCAAAGCACTTCTGTCAACAACGCTCCGTGACGGTATGTATTATGAGTGTACATACAACGGTGACAAAGACGAAATGTACTTTGATGCGTACAAGAAGTTTGAAAACAGGGTAATTAAACACTAAAAAGAGCGGTTTTGTTATTTTAACTTGCCCGTAAAGGGTTACAATTCGTAAAAACGGCTTGTTTTCGGACTTTTTAACTTGCCTATAACTTGCCAAGATAAAACTTAATACATCAAATCAGCACTTTGAGAAATCAGAGTGCTTTTTTGTATTTAAACCCGTCGATTTCGACCGGTTAGAAAGGCGGTGACAAAATGAAAGTAAGAGTAATTACATCGTTCAACGATAAAACCGAGGGGTTTATTAACAGACCGATTAATGAAGTTTTTGAGTGCTCCGAGAGCAGAGCAAAAGACCTTATCGAACTTGGCTATGTTAAAGAGGCAGTCGAGGAAGTGCCTGCCGAGGAAAAGCCAAAGCCTAAGAGAAAATTGACAAAACATATTTAAAACGCACTTGTGAGTGACTGCACAGGTGCTTTTTTATTGTCCGAAGACGCTAAACTACGGGAGACACCGTGCAAAACTGAAACAGAGAGACACTCTATAAACTGATTACGGGAGACACCCGATAACTGAAAGGATTGATAAAATATGGCAGAAAATAACCCAACACCTAACCCAAACGAAACACAGCCGACACCGCAGGGCAACCCTGCACCTGCATTCGATTATGACAAGCTTGCAAGTCTTATTAACGGCAAGCAGAGCGTGACAGAGGACACGGTTTTAAAGTCATACTTCAAGGAGCAGGGATTGTCAGCAGATGAGATGAAACAGGCAATCGGTGCTTTTAAGGAGCAGAAAGCCAAGAACACACCCGACATTGCGAAAATTCAGTCGGAAGTTGAATCCGCAAACAACGCAAAGCTCACGGCAGAAGTCAATCAGTCGGCAACCCTCGAAGCCGTAAAACAGGGCGTAGATGTGGCAAGCATTCCGTATGTACTCAAAATGGCGGACTTTTCGGCTGTAACGGCAGACGGCAAAATCAACACAGAAAAGCTGACCGAGGCGGTTAAGAAAGTGCTTGATGATGTGCCTGCGCTAAAAAAGACCGCCGATAACAGCGCAGGTGTTCAGAAAATCGGCGGTGACGGTAACGGTACATCAGACGGTACTAAAGCAAATTCAAGCGTTCCGACAAAGAAATGGAACAGATTTAATATTTAAGAAAGGACAATTTAACTATGGCAAACACAAATAACTATGCAGAGCAGTTCAGCCCGGATTTGCTCGAAATTCTTATGCAGGGCACACTTACTTCACCATTCATCACTTCAAATGTAAAATGGGTGGGTGCAAGAACATTCCACTTTACACAGATGTCAACAACAGGCTTTAAGAACCACAGCAGAGAGGGCGGTTGGAACAAAGGCAAATATACACAGACAGATGTTCCTTTCACTTGCGAGCACGACAGAGATATTGAGTTCCTTGTGGATAAGGCAGATGTTGACGAAACTAACGCAACCGCAAAGGTTGAGAACATTTCAAAGGTGTTTGAGCAGACACAGGTTGCACCGGAAACAGACGCACTTTTCTTTTCAAAGGTTGCCGCAAAGGCACAGGCAACAGACGGCTATCATTCAGCTACTAAGTCAACCGAATGGACTAAAGCAAGCGCTTACTCAAAGCTCAAGACTATTCTTTCAACCGGCAAGCTCCGCAGATACAAGGCAAGAGGCACACTTGTTACTTATGTAGCATCAAACATTATGGATTGCCTTGAGCAGTCAACAGAATTTACCCGTAAGATTGAGCTTACCCAGATTGCCGAGGGCGGTATGGGAATTGAAACAAGAGTAACCGAGATTGACGGCTGCCCTGTTATCGAGGTTATTGACGATGAGCGTTTCTATGACAGTTTCAACTTCAATCCTGCCAACGGTGGTTTTGAGCCTGCAACAGGCGGTCACAAAATCAATGTTCTTGTTGCTTGTGGTGATACCTGCAAGACTGTACCGAAGATTTCAAGTATTTACTTCTTTGCACCGGGGGCACATACAGAGGGAGACGGTTGGCTCTATCAGAACCGTACACTTTCCGATACATTTGTTTTCCCTAACGGCAAAGACGGCAAGATTGACAGTATTTATGTTGATGTTGACACAACGGCGGTTGCGTAATGTATGCAGATTACATTGAACAGCAGGGCGGAGATGAAAACAGCATTATCTCCGCCGAGCACATCGACATTCTGACCTTTAACCGCATTGATTTTGAAAAACTTTCGGAAATGCAGAAGAGAATCATCGGCAGAGTGCATAGCAGACTTACTGCTTTTGAAAAAGAAAATGCCGATATGATTAATTCTTATCTGAAAAATTACAACATCAACGGTGTGGGTATGGAGTTTGGCGCAAGTTGGAATTTGATGTGCATAAGCGGCGTGGCCATTCCTGCAGACCTCTACTCTCTGCTTAAATCAACAGGGCTTTGTTATCCTGCAATATGAGGTGATATGTTTTGAAATTTCCGTCACTTGTAAAAAAGCAGTTCTGTAAAACTCCTGTCGAGGTCACAATCTACGGTGAGGGAATAACCGAGGACGGCTCTCCTGTTGTTGCCTTCCACTGCGGAGAAATATACCCGTCAGACACCTTATTGCCGAACACTAATTTGTTTGCGGGTAATGCTCATTGCAATATGCAGTCAAAAGCAAAGACCATATACACAAAAGAACAGAAAATCGTGCAGGTGTCTGCAGTGCTGCTTTTTGACGGTGACATTGCTCCCGACACCCCGACTTTGAGCGCAGGCTTTGTAGTGCTTGACGGAGTAAAGCGTAACATCGTACAAGGCATTAAACACCGCAACCCTGACGGTACAGTGAATTATACGGAATTGGATGTGATTTAGTGAGCTTTTCTGTAACATCAAAAATCAAGCTGAATTTGCCTGTACTAAAACAGCTTGATACAGCACAGCAAACGGCATTGCGTAAAACCACAGACGCATTGCTTACACAGATTAAAAACAGTCAGGTTATGCCGTTTGATACAGGTAATTTGCAGAACGAAAGCACCTTTGCCGATTACGCAAATCTTGCCGAGGGCGAAACAAAAATCGTATCGAGTACACCGTATGCCAGACGGTTGTATTTTCATCCCGAATATAATTTCAGCCGTGAGGAAAACATTGCCGCCGGCGGCAAGTGGCTTGCACCTTGGCTCAAGGACGGTACACGACAAAACTTTTGTCAAAAGGCATTTACACGATTTTACAAGCAGGAGGCAGGACTTTGATTTATTTATCTGACATAAGGGACTTTTTAAAGACTGTCTTTAAAGCAGAGCATTACTACATCGGTAAACTCGATAACAAACAAGATAAGTCCCTCGGTGTGTACTCTCTCAAGCAGTCGGGTGCTCCTGTAAGGGCGATTGGTGACGATAGTACATACAACACAATCAGCGTGTCTTTACTCTTGCATTGGAACAACAACGCAAATGAAACAGAGCGACAGGCACGCAATTTATTTGAAACGCTTTACAGTGTAAAAGATGTTGAAATCAACAAACACACAATTTATATTATTGAACTGCTCACACCCGAGCCTGTCGATGTAGGCACAGACGACAAGGGCGTTTATGAGCAAGTCATTGAAGTTAAATTTTATTATGAAAGGATGTAAATAATCATGGCAGTATCAAGTGGAGTTTATCCATGTTATGAAAATCAGTTTGCGGTAGGTAAGGCAGGTACAGACACCGCCGCAACAGCAATCGCAAATTGCGAGGAGTTTTCGGTTGCATTTGACAACGGCGTTGAGGAATGGACAGCGTTTGAGAACGAGGGTTGGAAGTCAAGACTTATGACAGCAAAGAGCGTTACAATCTCTGTAAAGGGCAAGCGTACAATCGGTGACGCAGGCAACGATGAAATCGCAGAGCTTGCGTTTAAGAACGGCACAGCCGCACAGCTTCCGTTTAAGTGGACTTTCCCGAACGGTGCAAGCGTACTCTTCAAGAATGCGGTTATCTCTGTAACAGCAAACGGCGCAGGCGCAAGCACAGGTGTTGCACCTCTTGAATTTGAGGTTATGTCAAACGGCAAGCCCGAATACACACCTGCAGCCTAAGGAGGTATAAAGAATGTCAAAAATCATTGATATTACAAACAAACTTAATTTTGACGAAAAGCCAAAACTTGTTATCAAAGGCACAGAAATTGAGGTCAACAACGACGCAATTTCTTTTATCAAGGCTATTGCTCTTTTCGACAGCGAGAGCGGTATATCAAGCTCTGACATTTTATCGGCTCTTGAGCTTCTTTTTGATGAGGAGAACAGAGAAAAGATTGCAAAACTTCATCTCTCGTTTGCCGACCTCTCAACGCTCATCAGAACAGCAACGGAGCTTATTGCTGACGAGGACAGCGAGGGGGAAATTCAGACCCCGGCTACGACTTAATAGATGATTTCGATTTAATCGTATCGAGTTTTAAGTCAGAGTACGGGGTGAGCATTTACTCCGAAGATTTTAAAAAGATGACTTGGGCGGAGTTCAGCTCCCTACTGTGTGGCTTGGGAGCTGACACGCCTCTTGCGAGAACGGCTCAAATTCGCCTTGAGAACGATGAAAATGTTTTGAAGAACTTTACATCATCTCAACATAAAATACGCAACAAGTGGCGTTCACGCACAGCAAATAAACGCACGCAGGCTGACATAAACACAGCCTTGCATGACTTTGAAATGATATTTGCAAATATGTAAATATTGCATACAATTTTGTTTATTTTAATGAAATTCTTGACTTTTGTGTATATTTTTGGTAATATTTAATAAATGCTAAGTATTATAACATTGTAAAAGCCACTCCAAACGGGGTGGCTAAAATTTTATCAAATTATTTTTAAACAGGTATTGACATATGAACATAAACGGTGTACTATATGAACATAGGAGGTGAATGACGAATGAGAAAAGCTTTTAGGACAACAATAGATGAAGATGTACTATTCGAATTGAAGAAAATGGCACTTGAAAATGGGTGTCATGTAAATGACATAATAGAAAAATTAGTCCTTGATAATCTTCATGAACAGTATTTTACTAAGGACCTCAAAAAATTTCCTGAAATGAATTTAGCAGAAAAGCAATCTTATTTAAAAAGAAGAATGTCAAAAGTAATACAGGATGTTATGGATGAGTGTAATCTTAAAATAAAACCGTCTAATTTTACTGATATTATGGCAAGAACCATATCAGACTTAATTCTTTCGGACGATATATTGTTTCCTAAAAAGAAATAACGGCAACTATCCACCGACCAAAGCGATTAGTTACCGTTACAAAAAGACAGAAGTATCTCTATCTGAAATCTATTATATCATTTAGCGGAACTTCTGTCAAATTAAAATTATGATTATGATAGGAGTTTTTTATTATGGCAAATGTTTTTAAACAGAATTATCAGAATTTGGACAATCTCTATTGCGATTATGTAATGGGTGAAGACTATCGGAATAATGCTCTTGTAAAAGAGGTTAACAAATTATCCGATTCAGCACTTGAGGACGCTATAAGTTTTTTAAAACTCGGTAAAAACCTTGATGCAGAAGACAGTATTATTCAAGGTGCTGTTGTACACGAGGAACTTGGCTTTTTGCTCGGCTTTTCTTACGCTATGAAGATTATGCAGGAAAGTGTCAAAAACATTTGATATGAAAGGACTAAATGATATGAAAGCTATGGAATACAAAGGACAGAAAGTTATTACAACTGCAATGCTTGCAGAGGCATACGGAACTGATACAACAAATATCAGAAACAATTTCAAGAGAAATAAAGAAAAGTTCATAGAGGGAAAGCATTATTTCTATTTGGAAGGAAAGGAATTTAAAAACTTTGTAACCAGTAGTCTAAAAGACGAGTGGTCAAAGAGAGCAAGTCATTTATATTTGTGGACTGAAAGAGGAGCAAACCACCATTGCAAAATTCTTGATACAGACAAGGCGTGGGAGCAGTTTGAAAATCTCGAGGAAACATATTTCAGAGTAAAAGAAGCGGTTAATGCATTTGTTTCTCCAGATACGGTAAAGTATCTTAACGGTGTTGCTAATTATCTGCGTATTCAGCGTGCAATTATGAAAGACAAAGGATGTACACCTCTTGAAATTGCTCAAATGGATAAACTGACTTGCGATACATATGGAATACCTGTTCCGGACAGCCTGTCAGCCCCTAAGGCATACGAACAGCTTGCGATTGCAGGTATAACACAAAAGAAACTTGAAGCAAAGAACTCATAACAACTAAATAAGCTAATTACAGCGTACATCTTCGGGTGTGCGCTGTTTTTATACCACAAGGGTGTCACATTTCGTTACGCCCTTTATTTTATATTGAAAGGAGTGTGATTATATGACTACTACAGTTGGCGAAATCGGCTTAAATCTTGTACTGAACAAGCAAGGCTTTTCTAAATCGCTTAATGCAGTGCAGGAGCAGGCAAACAGCGTAAGCAATAATATGAAAAGCTCACTTAAAAAGCTCGGCTCTGCCATTGTTGCTGCGTTTTCGGTAGCGGCGATTAAGCAGTTTGGCCAGCAGTGCATTGAATCGGCGGCACAGGTCAATGCGGCAAATTCTCAGTTTGAACAAACATTTGGCTCAATGCAGTCACAAGCTGAAAGTGCTATTGCTACGGTATCTAAAAACAGCGGTATTTTGAAAACACGCTTGCAGGGTGTGGGTACAAGTATCTATGCATTTGCAAAAACTACGGGTATGGACAGCGCCGACGCTCTTAATATGATGCAAGAGGCTTTACAGGTAACAGCTGACAGTGCGGCATATTATGACCGTTCGCTTGAAGATACCGCCGAAAGTCTTAAGTCGTTTCTTAAAGGTAACTTTGAAAATGACGCAGCACTTGGTCTGTCTTGTACAGAAACTACAAGAAACGCAGCGGCTAATAAGCTGTATGGCAAATCTTTTGTCGAACTGTCAGAATCACAAAAACAGCTTACCTTGCTTGAAATGGTAAAGGACGCTAACAAGCTCTCAGGTGCATTGGGCCAGGCAAGCAGAGAATCAGACGGTTGCGAAAATGTAACAGGCAACTTAAAAGAGAGTTGGAATCAGTTGCTTGCGGTTATTGGCAAGCCAATTTTGCAAGTAGCAACGAATATTGTGCAAAAGCTTTCTTCGGCTATCGCAAAACTTACAGAGTACGCCAAAGGGGCGATAAATGCGCTTTCAAAGCTGTTCAACTGTGACGGAGATGATACAGCAAACAGCATTTCAGCCGCTGCAAGCTCGGCAGAAAATTTGACCGATGAGGCAGAAAGCGGTTCAAACTCATTAGAAAGTGTTGCGGATAGTGCAGAAAAAGCAAAGAACAGCGTTGCAGGTTTTGACAAGCTGAATGTTCTCACTAAATCCGATAGCGGCGGCTCAGATGCTTCCGCAAGTGATACAGCAAGCAGCAGCGGAACTTCTGTCGCAAATACTGTTGTTAAAGACACAAACAGCGGTGTTTCGGGTGCTTTTAAAAATCTATACGAAAAGAGCGGATTTAAAGCCTTTGTGGATAATGTTCAAAAGGGCATTAATAAGGTTGATTGGTCAGCTATCGGCAAAAATTGTGAGTCGATATTCAAAAATTCTGTTCCGATAGCTCAAAATTATCTTACACAGGTGCAAAAGGTCGGTAAATCTGCATTCGGTGCGGTAGGTTCATTTGTCGGCGGAGTGGTACAGGTTAGCGGTAAACGGCTGCAAACACTGACGGGCGGTGTTGCAAAATGGCTTGATAAAGACAAGAATAAAATCAACGGCTTTATTACAACCATTGGCGATAATTTCAGCAAAGGCTACGATAATTTATCGACATTCTTTGAAAAGGGTTTTGATGTCATCGGGCAGAGCGTTGACAGAGTTCGCCCACAAATGGAGAACGCAATTTCAAATCTGCTCAGCGGTTTTACAGATTTCGGCGGTGCGGTCGGAACGATTTTCTCGGAGGGCTTTAGTTTAGCTACCGAATCACTTGTAAAATGGATTGACAATGACGGTGCAACTATCGGAGAATTTTTTGACAATATTCAACTTCAAATGGCAGATGTTATGAACTTCGTGGGCGGCGTATTTTCAGACATTGGCAACTTCCTGCTTGGCTGGTGGGACGGCGAGGGCGGTTCTGAGATTTTTCAGAATGTGTGCGATATGTTCCTTAATATCGGCACAACGCTTATGAATGTTTATAATGATTGGATTATGCCTGCGTGGAATTTCATTGTCGGAGTATTTCAGTCCGCATGGACAGATTGCCTTAAACCGATTTTTGAACAGCTATGGACTGTTTTCGGCAAGGTTTGCGATTATATTGCAACAATATGGAATAATTGGCTTTTACCGTTTGTGAATTTCATAAGCGATACATTAGGCCCTGTGTTTAATACGGTACTGAGAAATATTCAAAGCATTTTTGAAACAGTATTCAGAGTTATAGGCGATGTTGTGGGCGGTATTTTAAAATCGTTCGGCGGTCTTATTGACTTTATAACAGGTGTTTTTTCGGGCAACTGGGGAAAGGCTTGGAACGGTATCAAAGACTTTTTCGGAGGTATATGGGACGGCATATGGGGCATTATCAAAGGCTTTGTTAATCTGATAATTGACGGTATAAACCTATTGCTGACAGGTATATATACGGTTGTAGCCGCTATCGTTAATACTATCGGCGGTATAGCTGACGCAATCGGTTCGATTTTCGGGCAGGAATGGGGTTGGTCAATGCCTAACGAACCTGTTCTTATTCCGCATCTTGCAACAGGCGGACTTGTCAAAGCACCGACACTTGCGGTAGTCGGAGATAACGCAGGAGCTAATTCGGGCAACCCGGAAGTTATTGCGCCGCTTAGCAAGCTACAAGGTATGATTAATACTTCTAACGGCGAGGATACGGTAATTCTCGGCGAAATTCTGTCGTATCTTAAAAAGCTGTATGAGATGTTCGTAATATTCAGAAACAACGGCGGTAACTACTATCAGTTTGTCGCTGAAATTAACGGCAATGATATTTTTAACGAAATCGTAAAGCAAAACGAACTTTATAAAAACCGCCATAACGGCAAATCGGCATTTGCGTAAAGGGGGTGCAGTATGTCAAATTATAAAGGTTATTTACTAAAATTCGGAAATACCGAATTTCCTAATAACTATTTCGCTGAATATTCGTCAACACCTGATCAGCGTATGGACAACGATGCCGAGCGTGACGATAACGGCAGTTTACAGCGTTCAACACTGCCGACAGGTAAGACAAGCATTACTTTTTCTACCCACATTCTGCACTTGAACGAGAAAATCAATATGCAGAATATTATTAATTCTGCAATCGTGAACACAGTACAACGCAAATGCTATGTTACATATTGGAATGATGAAACCAACTCATATGACAGCGGATATTTCTATATTCCCGATATTGAGTTTTCGGTTATGGACGCAAGCAAGACAGACATCCGCTACAACCCAATAAGCATTGAGCTTATTGAGTATTAAGGGGGTGCGGTATGATAAATTTAACAGATGAGGTCAAAAAGCAACTGTTGAACGACAGCTTGCAAAGGGAAATAATTATCAGCTTTCTTGACGACGATATTCCCAACATCACGGGCGAGAATATTGTATCTGAAAGTCTTGAACTTACGCAGGCAATCAGTGACGGCAAGGAGTTTAAACTCGGCGGCTGTATTGCAGGTCAGCTTACTGTAAGAGTGATAAATGTTGATACAGAGCTTAACGGCAAACGCATTAAAGTTATAATGAAACAGTCATACAGCAAGGGGCTTTTATTTCCCTCGGATACAGTATTGCCGAGTGCAGATTTATATTGCGGTTATCAGTCTGGAATTATTGAGGTGTCGCTATTCTGCGGTACTGTCAACAGCTCATCAAGACAGAAAAACAGGGCGGTAAAGGAAATTATCGCATATGACGATTTATATCTCGCTTCACAAAAATACGCTTACAACTACTTTACAAGCCTTGCGATTTATTCGCCAAAAATAAGTTTATATGACTTGAGAGTATATCTCTGCAGCAGCTTTTTAAAGGATTATGATTACGAAAACGAATTTACAGGCTTTAATGACAGCAATGAGCTGTCGCTGAAATTGGATCTTGTAAAATCGGTTTTCAATGACAAAACCACGATAGCGGACTTGTTGAGTGCGTACTGCGAACTTAATGCTTGTTTTGCAATTATGAGCGGAGAGGGCAAGATAAAGTTTATTCAAATTTTAAATCCTAAAACCGAGGTCGTTGACAACTACAGCAACCTCGACTTTGAGGAATACACAACACGCAGTATTAATCTTATTAAGTTTAAGTACAACAAGGACAGCTATTTTTCGTACGGTCATACAGAAGAAGAAAAACAAAGTTGGTATATATCGGACAACATAATTACTGCTTGCTGTACAGACATTGCAGGTATTGTTACAAGTTTTAACGATAATAAAGATAACAACTACATCTTTTACAATTTGTATGCTTACAGGCCTTTTAAAGCTGATGTTTACGGTAGGTGGTGGCTCGAATGCGGCGACAAGGTGAGCATAAAAACAGGCTTTACGGACACGGAAACGGTCGACAGTTTTATTCTTGAACGAACGCTGAAAGGCACTAACGGCATGAGAGTAAGGCTGACGGCAGAAGGTACAGAATATTTAGGAAAGGATGAGATAAATGAGTTACAGCAAAATTAATTGGGTTGACGGAGCTGTTCCGGCGCTGAACGCAACAAACTTAAATCGTATGGACGACGGTATCTACAGCAACAGTGTTGATATAGCAGTAATGGGCACTAATATTGAAACACTTAGTCATAGTGTTGTTGAAATCAGAGAAAGCAATAAAAATATCGAAAAGCGTATTGATGACACAAATGCAGCAATCGAAACCGCATCTGCAAAAATGATAGCAAAAGACTCTTTGCTCAATACATCTACAAGCATTAATCTCACATCGCTTGAGGACACAGAACAGACAGCGAACGGAGTTACTATTTCAGTCAAGAACAATAAAATTAGCTTGAGTGGCACATCTACCGCTGCGGTTAATTTTTATCTCAAGCTCAAGCGTGCGGTTACTCTTGAACAAGGCAAAGCGTATTGCTTATCGTTGCAGAATTTTGCTAATATTACAAACAGCGGTTGTGTGTTCTATCCTGCGAATAGTCAGACGGTAATCAGCTCATCTTGGCTCTTGTCAGAAGTTAGTGCTTTTAAAAATGCAGCGGCCACTTATAGAGCGACAGAAAATGCAACCGTAAATTCGATTAAAATTGCGGTTGCTACAAATAGACTTGTTGACAACAGTTGTAATCTTCAACTTGAACAGAACAATAAGCGTACAGCTTATTCTAACCCTGACTTAATAAAGTCTAATATTAAACCTGAATTTTACCAAGCTCCGGACTACGCTATGAATTATCTGTATGTTTCAAATGATTATGACGAAGATACAGACGGTTTTGGTGTTACAAAGTTCAACTCTATTCTGTCTGCTAATGATAGTATAACAGACAACAACTATCATAATCGCTACACAATCATCGTTGCACAAGGCACATATACAAATCTGCAAGATAAATTTGCAGGAATGTCTGATGTGGGACTTGTGGGTTATCGTGGGGTAATGATGAAAGACTATGTCTATTATGAGTCTGAAAATATATACAATCCACAGGCTACAATAATTAAGTGGGATGGTGCAACAGGCTTTGATAAGTCTACTTTGAAGTCTGAGGATATAATCAAAAAATGTCCGTTTCACTTGGATTTGAATGTTCACACTCACATCAAAGGTTTTACATTTGATTGTAAAAATATCCGCTACGCTTTACATCTCGAATCGGGCGGAACAGGCTACGCAACAGAATGGACAGTCGCTAATTGCATATTTAAGTGGGGCGGTCGTGCTGATTGCACGGATTATACAGGCAAAACAACTGTTCCAGCGCTCGGATGTGGTCACAGCTTTGGTGAGGTAGGATTGATTGAAAACTGTAAAATTATCCCTACACATTGCACTGTTGGCTATCAGAATCACGAAAATGCTGACAATAGCGATTTTGGATTGTCAATCAAAACAGGTTCAAGTATTACTATTCGCAACTGTGATTTTGGAGGAACTGAAATTCAAGCAAGAACGCTGAAACGTGAATATTCTGACACGCCGAATGTACTTACTGTTGACCGCTGCGTCAATATATCTGAAATTAAGAAATTGTATGCAGCTCCGGCAACGAAATGTGACTGGACAGTTGTTGAAAATCTAAATAAATGAGTAAATAAAGGAGAATGACTATGGCAAACATTACTTGCGTTGATATTTCAGAATTTCAGCAAGGCATTAATTTTAACAAAATGAAAAATGACGGTATAAAAGCTGTCATTATAAGAGCAGGCTACGGCAGAGAAGCAAGTCAGAAAGACAGTATGTTTGAAAGTCATTATCGCAACGCTAAAGCGGCAGGACTTAAAATCGGTGTTTACTGGTACAGCTATGCCGACAGCGTGGACGATGCCGAAAAAGAGGCAAGAGCCTGTCTTGCGTGTATTGGCGGCAAGGCTCTTGATATGCCTGTTTATTATGATATGGAGGACAACTTCCAGACACATCTCAGCAAACCAACTCTGACTGCTATTGCCGAGCATTTTTGCAATACGGTTAAGGCTAACGGCTATAAGGTCGGCGTATATGCCAATCTGAATTGGTTTACCAATTACCTTGACTACAACAGATTAAAAAATAAATACAGCATATGGCTTGCTCAGTATAATGACAGAGCAGAGCTTGACTGCGACATCTGGCAGAACAGTTCAACAGGCAGAGTAAGCGGTTACGGCAAAAATATTGATACGAACATCATATTTAACGAAAATGTTTTTGAAAATGTTAAGGTTGAAAAGCCGACATTGACTTACAGGGTGTACGCAGACGGTCGGTGGTATGACGAAGTCAAGGGCTTGTCGAATATCGCAGGCAGGGCAAAGCAGGCAATCTCAGGCGTGGCTGTCAAGGTATCAGAGGGCAACCTCCGCTACCGTGTTCACCTCTTGAACGGTAACTGGCTGCCGTGGGTTGACGGCTATGACATTGAAGATGATATCAACGGCTATGCAGGCATTAAAGGCAAGGTTATTGACGGCTTGCAGGTTGAATTTGAGGGAGTCGGCGATTATAAGGCAACCTACAGAGTGCGTAAACAGGGCGCAGGCTTTTTCGATTGGCAGCACAACACCGAAAAAGACAGCTCACAGGACGGCTACGCAGGTGTTATGGGCGCTAAGATTGACGGCTTGCAGATTACTTTGACTTGATTTTTGGAGGTATAAAATGAAAAATGCAGTAACAAAGCAGCAGATTGATGAATTGCTCAAAAAATCAGAATTTAGAATTGAAACAGTTTATAACAAAGTAACTATGGTAAGCTGTAAATTACCAAATGGTTTTGTTATAAATGAAGCAAGCGGAGCAGTTGATCCTGCTAACTACGATGAAAAAATTGGCAAAAAAATCTGTATGGAAAGAATTGAAAATAAGTTGTGGGAACTCGAAGGATATGCTCTCGCAAAACAGCTTTACGATGAGGTGAAATAATGAAAGACAATATTATTCAGGCTACTGTTTCAGTAGCTATCGGTGCATTGGCGGCTTATTTTAATATATTGCTTGTACCGCTTGCAGTTTTAATCTGTGTAATGATAATAGACTATGGTACAGGTATGGCAGAGGCATACATAAATAAAACCCTCAACAGCCGTATTGGTGTTAAGGGAATACTTAAGAAAGTAGGCTACCTCGTTCTCGTGTGCGTGGGCGGTGTTGTTGATTACCTCATCGGTGCAGGACTTGCCACAGCAGGGATTGAGTTTTCAAGCTATTATTTTGGCTTAATAGTTGCAGTATGGCTCATCATAAACGAATTAATCTCAATTCTTGAAAATCTATCGGAGTTAGGTACACCGATTCCGAAATTCCTTGTAAATATCGTCCGCCGATTGAAAAATACAGTCGAAAGCAAGACAGATTCAGAAACAAATAAAAAAGAATAG